TAAAGATCATCAAGTGATACTTCTTTTTTAGTTACTTCCAATATCTTCTTTACCATTCTTGGTTTAGGAAATCTTTTTTCTTTACTCTCAAGGCAGTAGCGTTGTGAGTTTGTCGCTGGATTTATTGATCTAATTCCAAGCATAGTGCCAAGTGTATAATGAGATATACCTTGTTTCTTTCGCCATTCAGCTAGTGTCATATTTTTCCTTATTTGTTATTATACTTAAAGTATCTATATATAGTATATAAAACATTTGACAAGCAAATAAACTACCTGTAAAACAAATAAAAACAAACAAATGAAAGAATATTTTTGTAATATAAATGGTGGTTTAGGATTAGACCATTGGTCGCCAACAAGTTCATCAAATCCTTTTGCTAAGTGGATAGTCAACTATGGTTATCATACACCAAAAGAAAGAGATGGGTTCTTAATGAATTACAAACCAAGAATAGGTAATCTCACAAACAACACAGCTCAAAGATTGATATGTGATTATAGATATTTTAAAGATAAAAAAATTAAAATAGAAAACAGAAACTATAACGAAATATACCAACAAGAATTATCTGATATAAATAAATACGAACCTATAGATGAGAAAGATAAATACGCAAGAGATCACATTGATGATCTATCACATAAAATAATTAATCAAATAAAAAAATTACACAAAGAAATATTTAAAGATGAAAAAACTGTTGCCGAAAGATACGTTGCTCAAACTGTTAAAAAATTATGGCACGACATAGTAGGTCGTATTGATTATGAGTCAACACACTTGTTTAATGAATTAAAAGTAAAACCAAGTAAAATTTTTAAAAGAAGAAACAAAGATGAATATTATTGGAAACAACAAGAGCTAAGTGAAGATTTAATCTTTGATGACTACTGGAAACAAGTAGCTTTTTATTATAAATGTACAGGTAAAAAACCATTCTTATCTTTAGTTAATGAAGATGATTATATGATACTTGATGATACACATGAAAAGATGAGAGCTGATCATTTAGAATATCAGTTTAACTTAATGACAAATAAAATTTATAGATGGGAGCAGATGATTATATATTGCAAAGGCAATCTATCTGAACTTGCTAACATAACAGAAGAGCCAGACCTTAATCACTACTACCACTATAAAGACACAACAGATAAACAAAAACAAACAATAAAAGAGCTATGGGGGTTAGACGCATGAAAAAAAATATGGAAATATGGAACGCATTAAATAAAACAAATCCTGACTTTACAAAAAAATTTAATAAGTTTGGTGGTAAAGAATTAACAACTATTGATCCACATTATCAGATACAAATGATGACAGATTTATTTGGTCCAGTAGGTAAGGGTTGGAAGTATAATGTTGAATATAAATATCAAGATGGATTGGTGTTTGCAGAAGTTTGTGTTCAATATTATCAGGATCATAAATGGTATGAGTATGGACCAGTATGTTCAGTACAAAATTTATCTAAAAAGAATGGTGGATTAGATGATGAAGCACCAAAGAAAGCTATGACAGATGCAATGACAAAAGCATTTAGTCATCTAGGTATGAGTGCAGATGTATTCCTGGGTAAGCATGATGATAGTAAATATGTTGAGGATTTAAAGAAAGAATTTGCAACAAAAGTAGTAGAAATTCCGAAGAAAAAACAAAATGGAAAAAAGAATATTAGACTGGACATGGATCAGTTTGATATGGATCAAGTAAGAAAAGCAATTAAAAATATTAATACTGCTTATGCTTTGCGTAATTTTAAAAAAGATTATCCAGAGTTATTTGATTCTAATAATATGTCTATACGAGAATACAGAATCATAGATGATCTATGGGAAACTCGTTTGACACAACTCAACCAAGAAGGAGTAAACTAAATGAGCGATACTAATAACTTATACATTAAGCTCGTAAGAAACGAAAAAAGAGAAAGCAAGGAGCAACCAATGTTTGTTGCACCACCGAACATCGAAGCACAAAAGAATGGTAAAAACTGGACTATTGGTGCTAAGATAGGTGATACTTGGTATAACCAATGTGCTTTTGAAGAATTTGATGAAGAAGGAAATCCAACAGGGGGAATTACTGTTAGATTAACACCATCAAATACTGGTTCAGCTACTGCTAAAGCGAGAGTACAGCAGTCGTCTTTTGCACCAAACAAGTTTGCAAAAGGTCAAGGATCAGGATATAACAAACCTAACTACAAATATTAATTGTAGTTGAATGGTGTGGCGGAAGTTTTTTTCAGAGCAGCGAATCATGTTGCCTTCCCTTTCTATGGCAATGCTCCCTCTTTATTTGTTTTCTTCTGCCATACCTTTAAATAAATGACTGCTGAATTTGGAATAGGTATGTTTGCCTACAATATGATCTGTCTGATGATAGGTCTTTTGATTGCATACTACATAATAAATAAATGAAAATTACAGACATAGATAAAGAAATAAAAAAGAAGATTGTAGCTAATAGGCAAAAAGAATATGGCGATTATCAATACAATTTTACTATACTTGCAGAGCTTTTTACCTTAATATTAGCACCAAATTTAAAAAAAAAATTAAAGCCACATCAAGTAGGTCAGATAATGATGACACTTAAATTATTCAGAAGTACCAAGGGTTATAAGGCAGATAACTATCACGACCTATCCATCTATAATGATATGACCTTTGACCTACACAAAAAAGATATAGACAAAAATGATAAAAGCCGATAAGTATATAAGAATTAAATCTGGCGAAGCTAGTTTCCAACTGGTTGAAAGATTTGATGAAGTAGAGAAAGCTGCTGATCCCAACGCACAGGGAGAGTATGTAGAATGTGAAGTTACAACAATTAAAATAGACTTCACCAAAGTGAAAAAGGAGAAAGATGGAAAAGCTGAAACAGAACTTCCAAAAGTTACAGGATCTCCAAAGTAAAAAGCATGAGGCATATCTTGTAGCAATGGCTAAAGCTAACAAATTAAAAAGAGATAGCTTTAGATTAATTTGGAAAGTTGAAAGAGCTAAAGAAATGTTGATGCGATAAGTATTAACGCAAGGATTGAAAAAAACAACAAAGACCTAGGGGGATCTATGACCTTATTAAACGAAGTATACGAAAAACATTTAAGAGAAAAAGGTAATAATAATTTTTTAAAGCAATACAAAAAAGCATACTACTTACTTACAGATCAAGAAGTAAATTTATATAAGGGTGGTTTTCAAGAAGGATATTTACTAGCACTACAAACAAGATCAGATGTTGTAGAGAAAGTTGCAAAGCAAAGATTTAAAACAAAACCATCTAATGAAATAGTTGGTTATCAATTTAGAAAACCAAATCAAAATGTAATTGATTCAGTTGTAAATAAAGTTTGTGTTAAATATGAGATAGGTAAAAAAGATTTGTTTGGTAAACAAAGAACAAAAGATATTGTAAGAGCTAGAAATATTATTCACAATATACTTAATGAAAAATATAAAATGAGCTTAACAGATATTGGTAAAATATTTAATCAAGATCATACAACAGTTCTGTATTCAATACAGATGAAGTTTAATGGTAAAAGGTATTGGGGTTTAGATCAAACAATATGGCAAGAGTTTGACGAACTAACTAAGTCCTAGCATAGTTTGGTTTCTTACCTGTTCTTGTTTTTCTTTCAGCAGTTTTCTTTCTTGATACAGCAGCACGTCTTTGTGAAGGTGTCATAGCTCTAGCTTTTGCAGCAGGTACACACTTAGGATAGTTTCTTCTTTTCTCTCCCTTACTTCTGCCACATTTAGGAAAGCCACCACCTTTCTTTGGATTAGCAATGTCTACCCAGTTAGCTTGTACCCAAGATCGTAAACCTTTTGACATTACTTTCTTTTTCTTTTTGTACCTTTAGGTTTTATTCTACCACTACACACACCAGCAGCATACATGTTTGCGTAGGCGGAAGGGTATACTTTAAACTTTCGTTTAGCAGCAGCTTTACCTCTTGCACAAAGTTTAGCCATATCTTTTCTTTCTACTTTTTTTTAACTTTGCAAAGTCAGCTCCTGTAATCCTATCTCTTGGTTCAGCAACACGAGCTATCTTCATTTGTTTCTTACTGTATTTTTTTTTACCTTTACCTGGCATTATTTTTTACCTTTCTTTTTTTTCTTATCCATTTTCTTTTTTTTACTCATAGGTTTCTTCATCTTTTTTCCATAGTGTCCTGGCATTGTGCCTCCTTTTTTATTTGACAGTATTTATCGAAACAACTTCCATCACGACCATCATGGCAAAAGTGCTTCTTCTCTCCATTTATAATCCATCCACCCATAGTATTCAACAACTCTTTTTTACACCAGTTGCAATATCCGCAGACAAATTCTCTATACTTGGTTTTATTCCAAGTCTTTCTTTTTAACATTTTTCTTTTTCTTACAGTTACAAAAATCAAATGTTAATACATCATCTAGCTTTTTATTTAAGCCATCAATATAATCAAAAAACATTTTAAATAATTTATCTAACACTTCCATCTTCTCCTCGCTTGTCTTAGTCTTGAGTTAGGATTCTTAGCAGCTTTAGGAAATCTTTTCATCTGACCTGCTGATCTTGCACAATAAGATTTACGTCTAGCTTTTTCTCTTGCTGTTAATCCACTCTTCTTTGTTACAGCAGTTTTAAGTTTTGATCCAGGATTTTCTCTTCGGTATCTAGCAACACCAGCTTTAGTCATACCAGCACCAGACTTAGTTGATCTGTAATACTTCTTACTTCTTGGTGGTTGCTTATCTCTTTTTCTCATTAATCACTCTTTGATATACTAATTATCTTACCATCTTTTACAACAGCATTTACTTTCATACATTGAAACTGTGCATTGTTTGTAGACCTCATGCTTATTCTTTTTCTTTTTAAACATTCAGATATTGAAGGCATAAGTAAATGTTCTTTTAATTCTGGTGTACCATTACTATTTAGGTACATCATTAGAGCTATAACCATTTCCATTTTCTCTTACCTTATCCTTTAATTTTTCTACATCATCACGTAATCTTTCAATATCTTTTATCATTCTTTGAATATTTACGCCATTGTGCATCATCTCATCTACACGCACTATAGTCTTTTCTAAGTCAGATGCTAGTGATTCTTGTATCAAAAATTGTTCTTGGTCTACAGGTTTTTGGTCTGACGCTTTGAGTAAATCAGATTGCATAAGCTCACGACTTGTCTCCAAAGATGTAAGTCTAGCAGTAAGTTCTGTATATGCAAATATACCTGCTGATATAGCTACAATGATACCAATCATATTTTTAATTGGCATTGCAACAGATGTATTCTCACTTACCTTCATTACATTCCACCTCTGTTCTTACGTTTGTAAGATCGTTTC